ATTGGAATGGAAACGGTGATTTGATTACAAAATGGCCCGAAGGGTTTACTATTATGAATACTAAAATGGTAGAGAAAATTTATGAAGCCGCTCATACTCTTTATGCATCAAGGATAGATACTATTAAGGATGAAATTTGGATGGGTGATACACCATTCACCAAAGGAAATCCAGAGTTATTTGAAATGGATGAATTGGAAGTTTTTGATATTGATTATCCATGGCAATTTGAGGTAGGAGAGGTTTTATATAATAAATTTAAAACGGGATAGGAGATAAATTATGATACAACATACTTTAGTACAACAAGATAAACCAGGAACATATAGAGAACATTACGATTTATGTAGAGAAAAATGGGAAACATCTACGGGCAAATATGATTCTTTATATGATTTAACAGCAGATACAAATATATTAGATTCATTTTCAAAAGAGGAAAGTGAGAGATATGATTATTTGATATCTCAAATACATAAAAAAATGGACAAAGCCATAGATAATGGTGGATGTCACGTCGGACCAAAACATGCTATAAGAGTGGATGATTGGAAAAGTATAGATGAAATTTATGAACTGTTAGAATTGATAATGCCAATTGTCGAGCGAGAAGTTTTTGGAAGTAATGCTAAGATAGAATTCTTTCATTTGTATAGAAATGTACCTTTGGATAACCAACCAGATAATGAGTGGGACGATTCAATGTATGATTCGTCATGGAAATGGCATTATGATGATTGTCCTACAGAATTTTTGAAAATGCTTATCAATTTAAATACGGTTACGGGGGATAGTGGAGCTTTTAAGTTTTTAATAGATGAAAACGGTGATATTCCAGTTATACCTTCTTATAGAATGGCACCTCACAGAGATGCAATTAAACCACAAATATATCCCGCGTCAAGGATTCCACCAACGGTCATTAAAGAAAAATTAGAGAGTGGATGGCAATTGGCAAATCTAGAAGGACCTCCTGGAACTTATGGTATACTTACACCCAATGTTTATCATAGAGCAAGTTGTCCAAAACCTGGAACAGAACCACGAGATGCAATATTCCTGTTCATTAGACCTTGTTTAGAAAAACAAGATAAATATTTGACTACAGATACATATGCATATCCAGGTTGGGCGGGAACACCTGAAAGAAACGTAAAAATGTATGAGTTAGATTGATGGAAATATTAAAGGAGTTTGAAATATGAGTAGACCTAAAACAATTTTTTGTGATCTGGATGGCACATTAACTGAACATCCAAACAGCGGAAATAACGATATAACTAGATATGATTTAGAACAAAATATGAAAGTGCTTCCAGGTACTAAAGAAAAGTTGTGGGAGTGGGACGGTAAAGGTTATAATATAATTCTTACTACTGGTAGAAAAGAAGGTATGAGAAAATCAACTGAAGAACAGTTGAGAAAGGCTGGAATAATTTATGATCAACTTGTTATGGGAATTGGTGGTGGTGATAGGGTATTAATTAATGATAAGAAACCAGACGGTCGAGTTGCAGCTAGTGTTATAAATTTAAATAGAGATGAGGGAGTTAAAGATGTCAAAATATGAACATATACAAGATGATTTGATACGAGATGCCCTTGAAGAATATAAAGATAAGATAGATGAGAATAAATCTCACCGATTAGATATTAGTTCATATAGAGTAGAAAAGCCTTGGGGTTATGAAATATGGTTAGAGTTGAATGAACATTATGCTTACAAACTAATTCATATGAACAAGGGATATCAGAGTAGTTTACAATGGCATGAAAAGAAGGTTGAAACAAATTATGTTATTGAAGGTGAGGCTGAAGTATTATTAGAAAAAGATGATGGTACAATGGAATCGAAAACATATAAAGTTGGAGACGGTTGGTGTGTTCCATTAAAAACTAAACATAGAGTTATAGCTACAACTGATTATACTGCTTTAGAGTGTTCTACTGCTCATTTGAATGACTGTATTAGATTTGAAGATGATTCAGATAGAGGTAGTGGTAAAATAGAAACAGAACATGATAGGAATTAAATGAAAACTGCATATTGTACTAATTGTCAATCTACTGTAAAAGTTTATCATGACTTTGGTAATAATTATATTGATGTTTACTATTGTTCAGAGTGTGAATCTGAACTGAATTATAATTTTAAATTTTGTATTTTAGCAGCAGGTAGGGGAACAAGAAATAATGATATTAGTGGATTACATAAAGCCTTACTTCCATTAGAAAATAAACCTGTTATATCTTATATTATTGATAAGTTGGATACACAGGTAGAGATAGTAATTGCTGTGGGTTACAAATCAGAACAAATAAAAACTTATCTAGATACTGTATATACAGATAGAAAAATAACATATGTAGATGTTGATAATTATGATAAAAAAGGTTCAGGTCCAGGTTATAGTTTATTATGTTGTAAAGATGAATTACAAGTACCCTTTATGTTTACGTCAGTAGATACTATAGTTGACGAAGATATGGCTTTTAATTATATTAGTGATAATTGGTTAGGAGTTTCAAAAGTTGATTTAGAAGATTCAATGAATTATTGTTTAGTACGAGGAAGTAAATATTTAGAAAATTTGTATTATGGAACAGGAAATAGAGCTTATGTAGGTATGGCAGGAATACACGATTATGTGGATTTTTGGAATGCATTAGAAGATAGACAAATAGTAAAAGATGAGTATCAAGTTATACATGGATTTGATGGTTTGGAAAATATTAGATTGATTGATTTTACTTGGCATGATACCGGAAATAATAAATCTTACAATGATACCAAAAAGGTTTTTTGTAATGATGTTGTAGCTAATAAGAGTGATGAAGCCATTTTTATACACAAGAAGAAAGTGATTAAATATTTTAATGATTCAGAAAAAGCATTACAACGGATAGAAAGAATTAAATATTTAAATGATAATTGTCCGAAAGTAACTGTTATAAATGATAATATGTATTGTTATGATTATATTAGAGGAGAAATGTTATCAAATATTACAGATGAATCTCTTATGAGAAATTTTTTAGATAATTGTCAAGAAAATTTATTTATAGAACAAGAAGTTACTGATACTTTTATAGATGATTGTATTCAAATGTATGAAACAAAAACTAAGGAAAGAGTAAAGTCATTATCTGGAACAAGTTTAGATGGGGTTACTAATATTAATGGGGTTGAGGTAGAACCTATAGAAGTTATGTTAGATAAAATTAATTGGACAGAATTTTATCAAAATGCAATACCTTCTTATTTTCATGGAGATTTACAACCAGAGAACATTTTATACGATAGAGAAAATAATAAATTTGTATTGATAGATTGGAGACAACAATTTGGAAATAGTATAGATGTTGGTGATATTTATTATGATTTGGGAAAATTATATCATGCATTAATGATTAATGGGCAAAGTATATTAAAAGATATGTTTGATTATGATGTAACTTATGCATATGGTAACGGTGCAAGAGTAAAGTTTTATTCAAAAAGTAATCTGGTTTATTTTATGGATATTTTTAAAAAGTTTTGTGATGAAAATAATTATGACTGGGATAATGTAGAACTTTTGGGAATTTTACAATATTTTAATATCTGTACATTGTATGATAATTTTAAAGATGGGAAGTATGGTAATTTTTTATTTTTATATGGAAAATATTTATTAGCAAAGTATATGAACAAGGAAAATAATCATGGATAAAAGAAAACTAATTGATTTATATAAGACAGAATCATCAAATTCATTTCACAATATACCTACAAGTAAAATTATAGAATTTGTTGATATGATATTTGAGGCATATGATAATGAAAAAACAGTATTTGCATGTGGTAATGGTGGAAATGTGGCTTCAGTACAGAACTTGGTAGTAGATATGAATATGCATCCATTCGTATCAGAAGATAAAGGTGCCCAAACAATTCCACGAAATAATTTTAAATGTGTTAGTTTATGTAGTGATCAAGCAACTATTACTGGTGTTAGTAATGACTTAGGATTTAGATTTATATTCAGCGAACAATTAAAATATCAAGGTGTCAAAGATGATGTTGTTTTTGGAATGTCCGGTTCTGGCAATTCAAAGAATGTCTTGGAGGCATTTAGAGTGGCTAAAGAAAAAGAAATGAAAACTATATTGGTTACAAGAAATTCTATAAATAATTGTAATGAGTTTGCAGATTTAACAATATCGTTAAAAGGAGAATCAGATTTTCCTGGTCAAACTGGTGGTAACAATAATAATTTTCATTTTGAAGATATATTATCAAAGATAACTCATATTTCTGTGGGGTTATTAAAAGAGAAAGTCCATAATGAAAATTAATCCAAATGTATTAAGAAAAAAAGTTATAGATATGGTCAGAGCAAAACAATCAGGACATATTGGTGGATCGTTTTCTATGGCAGAATTAACAAGTGTGTTGTATGAAGATTATGATATTGGTGGTAAAGATAAATTGATTTTATCTAAAGGACATGCAGTTCCTATCATTTATGCAGTTCTACATGAGTTAGGACAAATAACAGATGAAGAATTAGATTTGTTTAGAGAGATAGATTCACCACTACAAGGCCATCCTGATAAAGAAAGATTACCTATTTTAGATGCTACAACAGGATCGTTAGGTCAAGGGTTGAGTATTGCTATTGGACATTCACTTGGCAAAAATTTAAGAGGTGAAGAAGGAACTGTATTTTGTGTATTGGGTGATGGTGAGTTACAGGAAGGACAAGTTTGGGAATCTTTAATGTATTATCCTAAAACAAAATTAACTAATTTAGTTTGTATTATAGATTGGAATAAAGGACAAAATGATGGATACTCAAAAGATTTTAGTATAATGTATGATAATTTACAAGAGAGAATATCTTCATTTGGGTGGAGTTGCACAGTTGTAGATGGTCATGATATGGATACTATTAGATATGAAATGAGAGAGATAGGTAATGTTAAACATCATATGCCACAATGTATTATTTTAGATACTGTAAAAGGTAAGGGAGTTTCTTTTATGGAAGACCCAAGTTGGCATTGCAAAGTTCCTACTGATGAAGAATATGAGATTGCTATGAAGGAATTAGGAGTTTAATATGAAAGCTACAAGAGATGCATTTGGATATCAGTTACCTTTAATGGGCGACAAGTATGATAATATTGTTGCATTAGATGCTGATTTGGGAAAAGCTACAAAGATAGCCAGTTTTGGACAATCACACCCAGATAGATTTTTCCAAATAGGTATAGCTGAAGCAAATATGATAGGAATAGCATCAGGGTTATCTGAATATGGATATAAGGTTTTTTTGGCGTCCTTTGGTTCATTTCTTACCGGTAGATATGACCAAATAAGATGTAGTTTAGCATACTCAAAACGTCCTGTTATATTAGTTGGAACTCACGTTGGTATGGCTATAGGTAAAGATGGTGTAACTCAAATGGGATTAGAAGATGTTAGTCTTATGAGAGCATTACCTAATATGAAGATATTAAATCCAGCATCATATTCAGAAGCTATAAAGGTTATAGAATACTTATGTGAAACAAAATTAGATTCACCACATTATTTGAGATTAGGTAGACAACCAGTTGAAGATGTTGAAATGCCTTTTGAATTTGGTAAAGGACAAATAGTTAAAGAGGGAATAGATATAACTTTATTTTCTACAGGATGTATTTTAGGTGAAGTAATTGAAGCGTCTAAACTTATAGAAAATAACACATCTCATAGTGTTAGAGTAGTAAATATATCTACATTAAAACCTATAGATAGAGATATGATAATTAAATGTGCAAAAGAAACAAAATACTTATTTACAATTGAAGACCATTCTATTGTTGGTGGATTAGGTTCAGCGGTTTCTGAAGTTTTAACAGACGAGTATCCAAAAAAGATTACAAGGATTGGATTGAATGATATTTTCCCTGAATCAGCACCACCTAAAGATTTATATGAAAAGTATGGATTAAGTGTTGGACAAATAACTAAAAGGGTTTTAAGTGAATCAATGGATAAATAAAGATACAGAAATATATTGTTCGTTCGCTGAAACAGCCGGTAATACTGGTTGTCAAATGATGAACAGTGCCTTTTATTATTATGGTTTAAATAAAATCTATAAGTCATTTTCAGTAAGTAATATAGAAGATGCCGTAAAATCAGTTAAAACATTAAATATTAAGGGTTTTGCTATTACGATGCCATATAAAACACAAGTTCTTGAGTATATGGGGACACAAGATATG